GCAGACAAAGCAAGTGCTACAAATGCTTTAAGGTTAGCTGGTTCTGGATACAGTTCTGCTTCATTTACTGCAGATAGTTATTTTACACAAACAATTTCCGCAGGATCCACTGCTCAAGGAAGAGTTATTAACTATGATGAAAAAACAGGAGTATTAAAATATTGGCAGGATAGAACTCTTGCTGGATTTAATACTGTTGGAACTGCTCAAACTGCTCCAACTTATGGATATAATTTAAATCAATTTACTGGTTCTCCTGGAACTGGTGGTAATTTAGAAATTGTTCCTACAACTGGGTCTACATTACAAATTGATAATGGATTTACAGGTATATCTACTGTAATAAATAATATCACGTATTATCTTGGTCAAACTTTCACGGACGGTATTTCCAATCCAGAAGTTAAGAAACATAGTGGTAACATTATTTTTGTTGATAATAGACCAGCTATAACTAGGTCTGTTAACCAAAAAGAAGATATTAAAATAGTATTGCAGTTCTAAGAAATCATGCCACAGCAGACAAATTTAAATGTAGCACCATATTTTGATGATTATGATTCATCAGATGATTTTTATCGTGTCTTATTTAAACCAGGATTTCCAGTTCAGGCAAGAGAATTAACTACTCTTCAATCTATACTACAAAATCAAATTGAAAAGTTTGGTCAGCACTTTTTTAAAGAAGGTGCTAAAGTAATTCCTGGAAATACTGGATATAATCAAATTTATTATGGTGTTCAAATACAAAATAATTATCAAGGTGTTCCTGTATCTGCATATGTGGATCAATTAATAGGTACAAAAATTACTGGACAAAGATCTGGAGTTTCTGCTATTGTAGATAATGTTTTATTACCTGAAGAGTCTGAACGTGGTCAACTTACTGTTTATATTAATTATTTAAATTCAAGTACAACTAATAATACTACTCAAGAATTTTTTGATGGAGAAGAATTAACATGTAATACCACAATTTCATCTGGATTATTGGGTAATACAACAATTGCTCCAGGTGCTCCTTTTGGGGTTACATTAAGTAATAGTGCTGCTATAACAGGGTCTTCTTTCCAAATCCAAGAAGGTGTGTATTTTGTACATGGTCAATTTGTAGGAGTTCAACAAGAAACTCTCATTCTTGATCAATATGGAACAACACCTAATTATAGGATTGGTTTGTTTGTTAATGAAGAAATAATTAATGCTGATATTGATGAGAGTTTGAACGATAATTCTCAGGGATATAATAATTATGCTGCACCAGGTGCTGATAGATTAAAGATTTCATTAAGTCTTTTCAAAAAATCTGTAGATGATTTTGATGATACTAGTTTTGTGGAACTAGGAATTGTTAATGATGGTATTTTAAGAACTGCTAGAAGTGCTTCAAGTGGTAGTGGTAATGGATTAATAATAGCTGGTGGGGGAGGTGCAGGTTCATTAGATTTAACAGATACTTTAGCAAGAAGAACTTTTGATGAAAGTGGTAATTATGATATAAAACCATTTGATATTACTGTTTTTAATTCTTTAAACGATAATATTGGAAATAGAGGTATTTTTCAAGCTGGACAATTTACACCTCAAGGAGGAACTCCTTCTTCTGATTTAGCTGTATATAAGATTTCTCCAGGAAAAGCATATGTAAAAGGATATGAAATTGAAACATTAAATCCAACATTTATTGATTGTCCTAAAACAAGGGATACAAAACTAATAGAGAATCAGTCAATAATTTATAATACTGGTCCAACTTATAAACTGAATAGTGTTTATAGAACTCCCACTGTAGGTATTGGTAGTACATATATTCTAAGTCTTAGAAATGAAAGACAAGGATCTAATCAAGAAAATGCTGCAGGAAATGAAATTGGGTATGCTAGGGTTTATGACTTTAGATTAGAATCTCAAAATTATAATTCAAATAATTCAAATTTAGATGAATGGGAACTTGCTTTATATGATGTACAAACATTTACGGAATTAAAATTAAATAACCCATTAACACAGTCAGTTCCTGCTATTATTGAAGGAAAAAGAAGTGGTGCAAAAGCATTTCTACAGTCATCTGTTACTGCTGGATTGGGAGTAACTGTATATGAAAAGACTGGTAATTTTATTAAAAATGAACAACTTATAATCAATGGTGTCAATAATGGAAGAGTTGCTGTAGGTATTACTGAGTATTCTGTATCTGATGTAAAATCAGTTTATGGAACTGATGATGGTCTAGTTGGTATTAATACATTTAATGCCAATGTAATTCCTTCAGTGCTATTCTCTGTAGGAGTAGCAACAGTTGGTATGGTTACTCATTCAAATAATCAATCAATTGTTAAGAGTGCTAATCCAAATTTCCCTGGCATTACAACTGTTGGTAATTTAATTCAATATACGGATTTGACTTACTCAGAAGATCCAATTATGGCTAGAGTGGTAAGTGTGGGATCTTCTCATGTTTATGTCACTGGAGTTACCACTGTTACTGGAGTAGTTGACGGTACCCTTCCAAAAACATCGGTTAAGAGTACAAGTGATTTAAAAGTATTAACAACTTTATTAGATCCTTCATCTGATAATACTTTATTTACTCCTCTTCCAAAGAAAAATATTTCAAATGTTGATTTAACTTCTGCTAGTATTGTTATAAGGAAAACATTTTCTGTATCTATTAGTAATGGTCAATTAAATACTCCATTACCAACTGTGGGTGCTAATGAAACTTTCCAACCATTTACACCTAAAAGGTATTCTTTAATTGGTGCTGATGGGACAACTTATGATTTAACTGCTGATCAGTTTGATTTTGGAACTGGTAACACATGCCAAATTCGTGGTTTAACAACTCCATCACAATCTAATAATGGTGCAACTCTTATTGCCACTATTAAAAAATCAAAACCATTAGCTAAGCAGAAAATAAACAATAAAGTTAAATCTATTGTTATTAATTATTCAAAAGAACAAGGTTCTGGAATTGGAGCAACAACATTAAATGATGGATTGACATATGGAAATTATCCATATGGAACAAGAGTTCAAGATGATGTTATATCAGTTAATGTTCCTGATCTTGTTCAAATTCATGGTGTTTTTGAATCAGCAGATACAAGTGATCCATCGTCTCCAAAAGCAACTCTTTCTTCTATAGTTACACAATCTACTACCACTAATGAATTGATTATTGGTGAACATATTGTTGGTCAAGATAGTGAAGCTGTGGCAATTGTAGCAGAAAAATTAACTACTAATCAAATTAGTTTTATTTACAAAAATAATCTTGAATTTAAAGAAGGTGAAACTGTAATTTTCCAAGAGTCTTCAGCACAAGCAGTCGTTTCTACCTTAGATGCAATTAGTTTTGATATATCACCAAATTATAATTTCTTTGATGGTGGTGAAGTAACTTTTTATGATTATGGAACAATTAAGAGAAAAGCAGATGCTGATGCTCCTAAGAGAAAAATAAAAATTTATTATCAAAGTGGATCTTTTGATGCAAATGATAATGGAGATATTATTACAGTTAATTCTTATGATTCATTTACATATGGATTTGATATAATAAGAATTGATAGAAATAGTGCCACAGATATTATTGATATTCGACCAAGAGTTTCTTCAATTGCATCAGTTTCTGAAGGAGATCGATCTCCTTTAGAATTCCTTGGAAGATCGTTTACTGGATCTGGAGATTCTGTTCCAAATATTTTGGCATCAGATGAATCTATAGTTATAGATTATTCATTCTTCCTTCCTAGAATTGATAGGATTTTCTTAAGTAAAACTGGAAATTTCCAAGTAAAATTTGGTGAACCATCTGAAGATCCTAAGAAACCAGTTCCTGTTGATGATGCAATAGAAATAGCAAGTATTGGTCTTCCTCCATATCTTTATAATCCTAAAGATGCTACATTAAGATTCTTAGATCATCGTAGATATACGATGTCTGATATTAAGAAACTGGATACTAGAATTAAAAATCTTGAGTATTATACAACTCTTTCATTATTAGAAACTAATACAGCTAATTTATTTGTTCCAGATAATGATGGATTGAATAGATTTAAGTCTGGATTCTTTGTTGATAATTTTACAGCTTTCCAAACTCAAGAGGAAAATGTAATTATTAACAATTCAATAGATAGAAAGAGAAAAGAATTACGTCCAAGACATTATACTAATGCAGTTGATTGTATGCCTGGTCCTGTGGTGGGTGTTGATGCTGCTGATGATCAACAATTTGCTACACTTGAAGGGGTTAACGTAAGAAAATCATCTGATTGTATAACATTAGATTATGGTGAAGTTGAATGGCTCAAGCAAAATTTTGCTACTAGATCAGAAAGTGTTACTCCTTTCTTGATTAGTTTCTGGCAAGGAACTATGGAGTTAACTCCTGCATCTGATACTTGGGTAGATACTGCAAGATTAGAAGCTAAAATTATTCAAACTGAAGGTAATTATGCTGCCACGATGGATAATTTGGTAAGAAATGAAGGTGTAGATCCTCAAACTGGTTTAGGTCCTGTTCTTTGGAATTCATGGGAAACCACTTGGACGGGAGTTGAGACTCGTGATTTTGAATCTGGAACTAGAGTAGAAACTACTGAGAATACTTTTGGTAGAGGTGGTTGGATTAATGGTGATTGGGGTAATAACCCTGCTGCATGGGTTCAACAAACAGAAACTGTAACTATTAGAGAATGGTCTAGAGAAACTACTAGAACTGGAACTGCAGCAAGAACTGGAACTCAAACTGTTGTTACTGAAACATTTGATGAACAGTCTGTAGGAGATAGAGTTGTTAGTAGAGATCTTGTTCCATTTATGAGATCTAGAAATATTGAATTTGTTGCTAAAAAAGTTAAACCATTAACACAACTATTTGCTTTCTTTGATGGTCAAAATGTAACTAAGTATTGTGTTCCTAAATTGATTGAAATATCAATGACTTCTGGAACATTCCAAGTTGGAGAACAATGTCATGGAACAGTTACCAATACTGGATTGGGTGGAAGAACTAGGGATAATGTTCCTCAAATTAGATTTAGGGTTGCTCAATCAAATCATAAAGAAGGACCATATAATGTTCCTACAAAAACTTTCCGTGATAATCCATATACCAATCAAGCTCTATCATCATCTTATTCTAGTACCTCTGATTTATTAAATGTAGATACTTTCTCATTATCTAATGAAGCTCAAGGTGATTATCATGGTTATATTGAGCAAGGAATGGTTATTCATGGACATACTAGTGGAGCAAGAGCAACTGTTACTGGCGTAAAATTAATTTCTGATGTTTCTTCATTCTGTGCTGGATCATTCTTTATTCCAAATCCTAATAATATCAATTTCCCAAGATTTGAAACTGGAACAAAGGTATTTACTTTAACAAATGATGCAGAAAATGATGCAAATAAAGCATCCACACTTACTGATGAAACCTTTACTGCTGCTGGAACTTTAGAAACTGTTCAAGAAAATATTCTTTCTATTAGAAATGCTAGAGTTGAGCAAAGACAAGAATTCCAAGAAAGAAATGTAGAAGAAAGTCTTGGAACAACTGTTGTTGGAGAGGATGTTCTTGATCGATCAACATCAGAAAGAATTACTGGATGGTATGACCCTCTAGCACAATCATTCTTAGTTGAAGATGATGGTGGAGTCTTTATCACAAAATGTGATATTTTCTTTAGGACAAAAGATGATGCTGATGTTCCTTGTGTATTCCAAATAAGATCCATGAAGAATGGATTCCCAACTCAACATATTCTTCCATTCTCAGAGATTATTTTACAACCAGAAGATGTTACTACTTCTGCAGATGGATCTGTAGCAACTACTGTTACATTTAAAGCTCCAATTTATTTGGAAGGTGGTAATACTGAATATGCTATAGCATTGGCATCAAACTCAACAAAATATAGTGTTTATATTTCTAGAATTGGTGAGACTGATCTTTTAACTGATACCTATATTTCTAACCAACCTTATTTGGGATCTTTATTTAAGTCACAAAATGCTTCTACATGGGAACCAAGTCAGTGGGAAGATCTTAAATTTACTCTTTATAGAGCTGAGTTTGAAACTTCAGGAAGTGTAGAATTCTATAGTCCTGAATTAGGTGAAGGTAATAATCAAATGCCAACACTTCAATCAAATTCTATAGTAATTGGTTCTAGAAGAGTAAGAGTTGGACTGGGAACCACGGTTGGTGATAGTTATGTGGAGGGAAATACCTTTAGTCAAGATGGAACAAATGCAACAGGTAATCTAGTAGGTGCTGGTGGTTCTGCTACAGGAACACTTTCTGTTGCCAATGTTGGTATTGGATATACACCTTTAGATGGTAATTTGACATTTAGTAATGTTAATTTAGTAACTGTTACTGGTGAAGGAAGAGGTGCAGTTGGTAATGTTTATGTTGAAAATGGAGTTGTTGGTGCTTGTACAATTACTTCTGGTGGAAGTGGTTATCAGGTAGGTGATGTTGTTGGTATTACAACTATCGGTCTTTCTACTGGTGGTAGTGGAACTGTTGGTAGAGATGGAAGATTTAGTATTACTGGTATTGGAATGACAAACGAACTTATTTTGGATAATGTCCAAGGTAATTTTGCTACAGGTGCTGGTAAGACAATGAGATATACTAACAGTGCTGGTGTTACAACCGAGTTAAACTTCAGTCATGGTGGTAACGTTACCCTAAGTTCAATTGATGTAGAATCTGATGGATTACATTTTAAAGTTAATCATAAAAATCATGGAATGTATTCCACTGAAAATTTGGTAGTAATAAAAGATGTTCAGTCTGATATTAAACCAACCAAATTAAGTCTTGCATTAGCTGTTGGTAATGAAGCTACCTTTAGTGTTGATGATGCGAGTGCATTTACAACTTTTGAAAATGTTGGAGTTGGAACAACTAATCAAGGATTGGTTAAGATTGGAAATGAGGTTATTAAATATAATAATGTTACTGGTAATGTAATTACTATTGATACTAGAGGAAATGATCAGGTTGACTATTCAGTTGGAACACCTGTTTATAAATATGAACTTGGTGGGGTTTCTCTTGCAAGAATTAATAAAACTCATGGACTATCTACTTCAACATCTACAGCATCTTCTGGATCAATAGGGTTTGATTTTTATAATGTTAAAATAGATCAAACAAGTAAAGATCTTGCTGGAACTGAGTTTGATGCTACTGATAGAAGCACTGATGTTGGATTCCCCAAACTTTACTTTAATCAAACCAAATCTTGTGGTGGTTATGACATCAAAGCTACACAAAATATGTCCTTTGAAGCTATTAACCCAATCATTCACAATATGACTGTTACTGGAACTACAATTGGTGCTGAAATAAGAACTGTTTCTGCATCTGGTATTAACGACAGTCAAATTCCATATGTTGATCAAGGATTTGAATCTATTACTATTGGTGAAACAAATTACCTTACTAGCTCTAGAGCAATTTACTCAAAAGTTAATGAGGATGAAAGATTAGATAATATTGAAGGAAATAAATCTATGCAGATAAGAGTAAGTTTAAACACTACTAATACTAAGTTAACTCCTGTATTAGATTCTCAAAGAATTAGCACAATTCTTGTATCTAATAGAGTTAATGATGTTATTGGTAATTATGCAACAGATAGTAGAGTAAAAACTCTTCTTGAAGATCCTACTGCTTGCCAGTATCTAAGTAAGGAAATAAGGATAGAAAATCCAGCTACCTCTCTTAAAATTGTATTGGCAGCACATATTCATGTTGGTGCTAATGTTAGAGCTTTCTATGCTATTGGTGATAAGCAATCATTTGAACCAATTTTCACACCTTTCCCTGGATTTAATAATCTAAACGGTAGAGGTGAAGTAATTAATCTTCAAGATAGTGATGGTCAATCTGATAAGTTTGTTCCTAAAATTAATGATTATAGTTTCATAGAAACAGCAAACTTTAGTGATTATACTTTTACTGCTGATAATTTACCTGCATTTAGATATTATAGAATTAAACTCTTATTGACAGGAGATAGTCAGGTATATGTTCCTAGAGTCAAGGACTTAAGAGTAATGGCACTAGCATAGTATGGAACATTACAATATTGAAGGACATTCTGATCTTGCAAGAGATCCTGATACAAATACAATTGTAAATGTAAATTCTTTAGATTATATTCATTATACTTCTAGTCGTGATGTAAAAAAATTAAATCATGAAAAAGTTGATACTATGGAAAAAGATCTTGCAGATTTAAAAGGTGAAATTGGTGAAATTAAATCTCTACTTAAGGAATTAGTCAATGGCAAGTAAAAATCTGACATTTGATCCAAATGCAGGAGTTCCATATGCTGCTAATTTAGCACTTTATACTGGAGCAGATTTTAAGGCTACTTTTAATGTGGTTGATACTTCTGATGTTGCTTTTGATTTCCAAGGACTGACAACAACTTCAGTTTGGACTGGATCATCTCAAATGCAAAAAAGTGCAGGTATTGGTGCTACTACCACACCTTCAGGAACCTTTACTGTCGGGTTTACAAGTGCTGGTGGTGGTATATTTGAAATATCAATGGGATCTACTGCTACAAGAGATTTGTCAGAAGGTAGGTATGAGTATAATGTTCTAGTAAGTTCTGGAGC